CTTTTTCACGAGCCTTGCGATCTGCTTCCTTGTGTTGGGCCCACCAGGTACGAACCTCGTCGTCACGAAGCAACAACACATCTTCAATTCGGTTGTCTTCCAACTCAGTCATGGCCTTGCAGGCAATGCGGGCCAGCATGTCAGCACGTTCCTTGAGGTCGCGATACTGCCAACTGTCTGTGGGCGAACTGTATGAGTCACTTTCATAATCTCTGCAGGGCATGATTTACTCCTCTTCGCTAAAACAATCTTCTTCCTCATCGTCATAATAGTCAGCATCTGTTTCAATTTCCACATGCCCAAACTTGAGCAGGCCCAGGCTTACTGTTCTGACTTCAAAGGGTTCTTTAAATTCTACAATGGCACCGAGTTCTTCAATGTTATCGTACTCGTCATCGCGAATGTCTTCCACGCGGATGCAACCAATAGAGCCTGAGTCCACCATGTGTTCAGTACCGATGTTGCTGTTGTATGTACCGTCACCGTGGGCTGTGCCAAAGCTGGCAAAGCGGCGTCCGTCCTTGAGTGTAAACTCGCCTTCGATCCCACGGCCAGGAGCGCCTGGCGGGAAGAACAGTTCGCAACACTCATCCCATTCGGGGTGCATAACATAGCACAGATCACCAATGTAGTAACGTCCAGCGGGCATGGTCATAGTGTGTCTCCTTAGATCAAATCAACTTGAACGTCATGGCGCTTGCCAGAAAAAACACTGTTAAAACCAAAACCTCGGGGCTGTGGCTGACAGGTTGTAAACGCCAGTTCACGCTGGGCCTGTAGATTTTGCAGGGCTGTGATCACAGCCTGCTGAGCTGACAAAGTAGCAAAGTTCTCAACATCGGCAATCTTGCAATACATGCCAATACCGTCAACAATGAAACGGATTTTTTGGCTGTTGTTGAGACCTTGGATTAGACGTTGTTTGCGCATTGCTGGCTCCTTTTGTTTCAGTATGTGTGTATTATAGCAGATTGGGAATTATTAGTCAAACAACACCGCGCACGTCTGTGTTCAAGTTGGGTCGGTGTGTGCGGATCAAGTCACGTTCAAAAGTGTGTGCTTCAGTTTTACCGCGCATCACAGCCAAAACGTTCACAGTAAAACCGCTAGTGCCACGCTCACGCATGCACTCATACAGTGCCCAAGATTTGTCTTCGCTACGTGAGCGATACAGGTGCTTCATGCAACGAGTCATCACACTTTTCTTCACAGTGCTTGCAGTCTTGGCAGTTACGCCAATGTAGAAGTCTGCACCTGAAGTGAGCATGTAAACAATGTGAGTACGATCTGTACGTTTTTTACGGGCTACTGTTTTTGTGTTCATGTGTATATTATAACCGATCTTGCGTTTTTGGTCAACCAGTTTTCACATGAAAAGTAGTACTACAAAAGTACTACTTTTTGGGGTTAAAAAGTGTTGTTTTTATGCAACAATTTGGGATATTTGGCCAACCAAAAATGTTGTTTATAAGTAACAGCATGGTTGACCTATATCACGCAATTTACGAAAATGAAATCTTCAAAAAGAGCAACTGTATCTGGCATGAAAACACATTACTGGACTTTTTTCGTAGTAACTTGATTGCACTGGGTTACACTGCCGCAGACCCCAGCAACAAGGTCTGGCGTCGTGGAGACAAAACAGTGGTTGCTTGCTTGGTAGATGATTTTTCAACTTGCAGTACAAACTACTCAACATCACTGCCTTACTTGTTTGACAAGAACACAGTGGTGATCACAGACAATCGTGTGAACGTGCCAACACAATATGATGTGTGTCAGTTACCTGCCAGCTTCTTTGGTATCTATGCACATGAACCAGCACTGACCAAATGGACACCAGACCGACGTTTCAATTTCAGCGTCAACAGAATGGATGCCAAACGCCTGTTGTTGTTTTTGGAATTGCAACTGCGTTCCATGGACATGCCCAATGCAGACCAACTTGACTATGTAAATTTCAACTGTTGGGCCTGGGACGGTGACAACAACAGTGATATTGGATTGTTATCAAACTTTGAACGCCAATACAATCAGTTGGAACAACAATTTCACACAGTTTATGACAACACCTACACTCGTTTGTTGCCCAGAATGCCATTCCGTAATCACACATTGGAACACGAACTTGCACATGTGCAGGCATACTTGAATGTTGTCATGGAAACCTATTCCAGTGATACCACAGTGGCTCTTAGTGAAAAAACATTTAGAGCCTTGTGTTTGCCTGTGCCTTGGATTGTGTATTCAGGCAAACACACTGTGGCCTATTTGAATAGCCTGGGCTTTGATGTCATGCTGGATGTTGTGGAACACAAGTATGACGGCATGATAGAAAACAAAACTGCTGCCTATGGGGACAAAATGGTGGACTTTTTGTTTGAAGGAGTAGAAGCTGTGGATCGCATGCAAACAGATCTTCCTTGGCAGCGAGCAGAGCAAGCCGCTAGAATCAATCAGCAACGATTACAAGACATGAAACAATCTTGGCCCCAAGACTTTGCTCAGTGGTGGCCCACAGTGGTTGATCGGATCAAGTAATGTGTGGAGTACTGCTGGTCAAGAGCCAACACAACATACCATTGGCCCAACATCTTGAAGCTGTGAAATTAATTCAACGGCGCGGCCCTGATCAACTGAAATACCAGTATCAAAATGGTATTTTTATTGCACAGTCAGTGCTGGAAATCACTGGAGATTCTGCTTGGTATTCACGACCCCGAGATGACTTCCTGGCCTACAATGGCGAAATCTACAACTACCGTTGGTTTGGTAACTACAGCACTGATACTGAATTGGTGTATCACACTGTACGCACTCAACCAGTCAAACGTTTTCACTATTTTGAAGGCGCCTGGGCATGGATCTATACCAATTTTGATTCAGTTGAATACGCCACTGATCCACAGGGCGAGCGTTGTTTGTATCGCTATCAAGATTCAGACACGATTATTATTTCCAGTGAAGTGTCGGCAATCTTGGCCTATCAGGATCTTGAGTTAGACATCAAACCCTACAGTGAAAAGCACTGGCCCATACGCCACGACACGCCTTGGCAGGGCATTGAACGAGTGCAGCCAGGTGTTATGTACAGCACCCACGATAAACCAGTAAAGTTAGACAGTATTTTTGACTGGCGCAGACCCACAGCCATTGCCACTGAAGATGAAGCCTGGGAAGAATTTGAACCACTGTGGCAAAAAGTCATGCGTGACATGACGCCCAACACCAGTTATGGTGTCACTATGAGTGGTGGTCTAGACAGTTCCGCAGTGCTCAACAGCTTGCCACATGCAGAAAAATTATACACCATCAACACAGTGGGCAAAGATTTGATCAGTCCCAGAGTTGGTGAATTTTTAAATGCACAACAACAGCTTCGGCATGTCATGCTTGATCTAGATCTCAAGCAGTGGGCCGATAAGTTTGTTGAAATTATTGAACAAACACAGATGCCAGTGCAAAGCTGGAGTTTTGTGGGCCAATGGACCATAGCTCAGCACTGTACTGAACGAGTTCTGTTTACCGGTGTTGGTGCTGACGAGTTGTTTGGCGGATACAACATATACAAAACGCTGAACTACACCACTGATAATAGTGCCAGTCCTTATAGTTGTTTTTCGTCTCAAGACAAATCTGCATTAACTGACTGGCAGCAATGCCTGGAAATGTATAACGGTGATCCGCAACCAGCCACACTGCTCATGGATTATCTCACACAGATCTGTGCTGTGGACATGCGTGGTGTGGATACACTGACCATGGCACATGGCATTGAACCACGTTCACCTTTTTGTCATCCCAACATTATAAAATTTGCCTTGAATCTGCCTTGGCATTTGCGACTAGGCAAGCCCATGATTCGACGACTGTTTTTACAGCGTTGGCCTGCTTCAATGATTGAGCCCAAACAAGGGTTTGCTGGTCATTGCAATGACAGTGCTGAATACCTTGGTGTTGTTGGCAATCCTGCTGTGGATCGCATGACCGACTGGAAACGAATCAACCAGGAAGTTTTTCAGCGTATTGTGACCAATCACGAGTCACACCAAACCACTCACAGTCAAACCGAAAGTATGTGGGCTGTTGGGCAAGATAGTTTTTGATTACTGACAAACACCACTGATCACTGGGCACTGAAATGCCCGGCACAGATACTGACACTTCGTACCAATCCAGTCCCCAAGGTGCTTCACTGTCGGTTAATCTAAACCAAAATTGTGTGCCCGAATCAACCCCACAACACTGTCTAAAATCTTCAAATGAATCAATGCGTTGCAAGTGTGAAAACTGTGATGCATGATCTTGGTGTGTGGTAATAAATGCTGTGACGTGTGTGAAGTTTGGCAACAGTTCGCTGGCCATGAGCCTAGTGCCTCCAGTGGCTGCTTCATAAGGCAGTTTACCACTGTAGTACAGCAACATGGGCTTGACACTACCATGTTTACGCAAACTGTCTACATAGAGATTGATGCGTACCAAGTTGGCTGCTAGGTATGCGTTGCGAGATTCAGTGGCAAAATCTTTGCCATCTTCTTGACGACGAGTATTGGCCATGTCGCACCACTCTTGCAACAGATCAATACGTATGATTTCGTTCACTGCCTGTGAGGGATTGTAAAACAATGCATGACTGCCATGATGTTGGGCTTGCACAATGGGATCAGGATCAGCAGGGTGTCTGACTTCTACGATGGGATTGTTCCAGTACATAGTGATACTTAGTAAATATCACAATGGACCACACTGTATTATTTGATCAAACATTGACCCAACTGGGGTTTGAGTTAGTGCCGGTATATAATTGTTTTGATGTGGGCTATGATCCTGTACAAGGATGGCCACTCAAACTGCCTGATATTGACTTTACTGACCGCACCCTGTTACTGTTGCACTTTCAAGACTTTGTAACCCCCACTGCAACTGGCTGTGTGGAGTTGGATCGTGTAGAACAAAAGTACGGCAGTCATGCCAATCAAGTATTGGTAACTTTTTGGAGTCATGGACTGGACCGTGTGTATCGCGGCCCAGTAAATCTAATTGAGTTCAGCAGTCACAACCTGCAGACCATACAAGGTGCAATACAAACTCAAACACAATGGCAATCCTGGTTTGATCAGCCACGCACCCAATCTTGGCAATGTCTCAACGGTCGTATGTGTTTGCATCGTCGCAGAGTGGTAGATCAACTGTTGAAATTCCAAGGCGGTACTGTGAGCTATGGCAATGAAATTGCTTTGCCTGAATGGAGTTATCAGACCTATCGCGGCACTGAAAATCACAACAACTTTGTGAGACTGGCACCGTTGTATGCAAAAACAGCCGTGAACATTGTGACTGAAACTCAATACAATGCTAGGCCGGGCATTGTGACCGAAAAAACACTACAGGCCATGATTGCTGGGCAGATTCCCATAGTGATTGGGCATCCAGGCATTGTGCAAGACTGCTGTGAACTGGGGTTTGATATGTTTGAAGATCTGGTAGATTGCAGTTATGATTGGCTGCCCAACGATTGTCGTGCAGAGATGGCCATACAGCTCAATCAAGATCTAATTCAAGGACAGATAGATCTAGAGCCGTACCAAAATCGATTGCAGGCTCAACGTAGATTTGTGCTGGAACAATACAGTGAGATACTGTGTGGTCGTTTTCGGCAAGCAGCCAGTCAGTTAGGTGCGATCTAAAAACCCAAACCATTTGGGCAGATCACCGTACATGGCCAACATCATGGCCTGACGACTGCCAAACAGCACAATTTGTGATTTTTTGCCCAGTTTGATAAAGTATGGACAGTCTAGTTTTTTGTCCAGGGTCAACAGGTGCCTGGGGCTTGACAGCACAAATCCACTGGGTATTTCAAAGTTGTAAGTTTCTAAATCACTTGCACTCAGTGCCATGAATCCAGCATTGGTCAACCGCATGCCCCCACCTTCTCTAAAATTCATCCACCAACTATGCAATGCTTCGTCAAGAGTGGGACAATCGTTTTCTGGCAATAGCTGTAAAACTTTTTCGGTTATTACTTGCTTGAGACTCACGGTATGTCACGAAATTGTTCACGTTTAAGATATTGTTGATCGCGGGGCGCAATCAAACCACCACATTCAGTCTGGCAAATTTTCATTGGCGAAGTGGCCCACCGATCACTCACTTGCTTGAACAATGGCAATACTGTATCAACACCTCTACTGGCATGATACTGTGCAAAATCGCCCAGCACCTCGTGTATTTCTTCCATGGCACCATCTGGCCTTGGTGGACCGTAGGCAGCCTCAGCAATGTATGGACAGGGCAAAAAATAACCTTGGGCAGTCATCATGAGCTCATCTCTGCGCTGTTGCATACACTGAATTTCACCAGCACCTCTAGCTTTGGCACCACGCCATGCTCGCGGAGGATGAATCCATGATATTGGTCTTACTGATTGTCGACTGCTAATCTTGACTTGGAAAAAAGTAAAGCCCATGTCCTTGGCCATCTTTCTTGCCTGTAGCACTTGATGTTCGTTGTGTTCAAAAACCAAAAATGCCCAAGTGGCAGTGCCACCCGCATCTATAAACGCTTGAGCGTTCTCCATTATCTTTTTCCACACAGTGCGTCTACGATAAATGTGGTTGGTATCTTCAAGGCCATCAATATTAAAAGCCACGTAGTTATTGATGTGTTTGGGAGTGGCAAACAGCTTGGCTAGATCAGACCACCAGCCCGGAGTACGGGTACTACCGTTGGTGTCCATTTGAAACAGTATGTCAGGATTGATGCTTCTTACCCATTGCAACATGTCAATGACATCTTGGGCCATGGTCGGTTCACCATGCGCACCACTGAGTTTGAGGTGTGTGGCCTGAGCGAGATATTCAGGAGTATATAGTTGTTTGAGTTGTGCAAGATTGATAGTGGCTTGCGGCAGTGCTGGGTTTTCTTGAATGCCCAACACTGGATCATCGTCAAGATATCGATTGCACTGCGGACATGCACTGTTGCACTGAGTTGAAAATTCTATGGCAGGTCTGCGTGGCCAGTGATCAAACATTGGTTAGGGATAAACTTGTTGTCCGGCCGTGAGCAATACCACTGTGAACTTGTCGGTTCTAAACTGTGTATTGAGTTTGCGAGCCAAGTTCTTGGCATGACCAGGATTGGAGAAGCTGACTTTTTTGTACTTGGGCCCAGGCAATGACGTCAGTAAATTTGACGTCTTGAGATTTATAGGCTTGGACTCGTAGAAAACTGCCCATACTCCTTCAGACGCCAAAACTTGTTCAGTTTTGTAAGTCTGTTTGTTGGTGTGTTCAATCAACACTTGCGGCTTTGGTCTACTCATCGTAATCTCCGTAGTTTATTTATCTAATAAACTAGGGACTTTTGAAGTCGCCACCGGTCAATTCAACCGTAATTACTTCGGGCTTGCCTGTGGGTTTGGTATGCAGTTGCTCCAGCGTCAGCAACAGTTTGGTTATGTCTGAATGCAAGTCTTTGGCATCACGCATGCTCATGGTAAAGTCTTTGAGCCCACGAGATTCGTGAGCTTTGATATTGTCAACAAAACGATTTATGTGTAAGCTCATGAGAATTTATTAAATGTGGCATTCTTCTTCAAGAATGGTTTAAGGTCGGGTGGCGTCCAGCCTTGAGGCTTGAGCACTTTGCCATCTTCACGCTTGCGAACCTTACCGGTTTCTCGATCAATCTTGGCAAAGTTAGTTTTCATAACTTCTTTCCATGCACCTTCGGCATCTGCGCCTATACTGTGTAGTGCACCAATAGTAACAACCAAAATGTCGATTAGTGCGTCAACAGTTTCAACTTGGTCGTGTGCTGTGATTGCATCGGCCAATTCGTTGGCTTCTTCTTCAATCAATGTAACATACAAGTTAAATTGATCTTTGTTAAACTCGTTGACACTTTGGTCACAAGCCTTCATAAACTTTTCTTGATCACGAAACGGATTGGTCACGTGCCTGCTCCTCGGTGTTAAATGGTCCTTTGAATGGGTAACGTTCTAGCACAATCAGTTTGGGATTGCGAGACACTTTCCATGCACGATGTTGTTTGACTGCGTACCACCCAGCGGCAAACCATGATTTTGATTTTGTGGTCTTGGTAAACAATGGCAATTTAAGTTGCACATTCCACATACCATTGTGAGTTCGGCAGCCGGTGTCATATCCATGTACTTGATTGGGCAATGGCTTTGTGGATTTTTCTGCTGGCTCAAATTCCACATTCTCCTTGCTTCTCAACATGGGAATGGTTTTGTAACTGGCAATTTTGTTCTGGATGGTAATTTGATAACCATCAGCACTGGCCTGTATGTTTCCGATCTTTTGATCGTTTTGTTTGAGAATCCAGTATTGATTGTCAATTACTGGTTTTGCTACTATCATTTTAACACTCCTTGATATGTTTGATTCAGCCAGCGACCAACTGGTTCAGCTTGGTCGCTCAGCTTGGTAAGTTCATACTTGCCGCAGAACTTGAGAAAGTGTGCGCCCACCATGCCAATGTCTTTGTGACTGATTTGTTCACGGATCACAGCATCCACAGTGTCTTTTACTTCTAGAGGCTGTGCTGTGAGATCAATCAGCGTGACATTGCGTTCGTAATCTGTCAGCACCTTGTGTTCAACCTCTTCGTGGTCAGCCCACCGTTGAAGCATGAGATTGTTCCAGGCATAGCCTTTTTTGTCACGATCCTCAAAGGCTTCTGTGAGTCCCACTTGATTCTTGGTGCCTTTCACCCGCACACCTGGATAGGCCGAAAACACATTGTCGCCAGGGTCGCCACGCATGCACTTCAAGAACAACACCCACTTTTGATAGTCAGTTGGAGCCACAAAGTCTTTATCAGCTTTGCCTACTTTGATCTTGGAATTGCTTTCGATTGTAAAACTCAATTGGTTGCCCTTGGCATCAGTTACGCCATCAACACTGAACAGGTGATCGTTTATGCCATTGTACAATTGCACATTTGGTGCAACCAACTGAACGAAGTCTGAATCACTGCTGACGATAATATGTTCATCTTGGGGGTGTAGTGCAATCCAGCGGCCTATGATATCGTCCGCTTCTGCTGTTGCGCAACGGATCACGCTACAATTTGTTTTCTCAGACAAGTATTTAGTCAGTTCATCATAGGTTTCCCAAAACAACTTGTCCTCTTCTGCTTCAGTTTCACTCATGGCACCACGGGCCACAGCACGATTGGCCTTGTAGGGTTTGTAGTGGTCTTTGCGCCAGCTACGTCCTTCCAATGCAAAAACCACATGGTCTACACCAAAACGTCTAGCTACTTTATTAGCACTCATCATGGTCAAGTGCAGTGCAAAGCCTAATTTAGTCCATGTGTCGCTAGCCCTGTGAGCCGAATGGCGGGCACGGAAGAACATGTTGGCAGTATCAATCAGTAGATATTTCATCAAAGCGGTCCAGAAGTTTGTGTTGCTTTAAGTATTGTAACACATATTCCGACCAAAATCTATGACCAT